CTCGGCGCAGCTCGGCCGGATCATCGGTGATCTCGGTGTCGCCATCGGGAACGTGTTCTCGATCGGGTCGGGGGCGGGCCGGGGGTTCCTGAACGTGCTGGAGTCGGGCGCGCAGGCCTTCCGCGATTTCACGGAGTCCGCGTCCGGCGTGAGCGCGATCTCCGGGTTTTTCGACGCCGTGCAGACGGTGGCCAAGCAGTTGCAGCCGATCATCCTCGGTGTCGCGCTCGCGTTCGGGAACGACCTCGCGCCGATCTTGACGTCGCTGGCGTCGAGCATCGGGCCGGGAATCCTGTCGATCGTCCAGCAGCTCTCTCCGACGTTCCAAGCTCTCGCGCCTGGCGTGGGCGCGCTGGGCGCGGTGTTCGGCCAGCTGCTGACCGCCATTGCCCCGCTGCTGCCCGCGCTCGGTCAGCTGATCGGAACGCTCGCGGGCGCTCTGGCGAGCGCGCTCACGGCCGCCCTGCCCGGCATTACGGCGTTCATCGCGAAGGTGACCGAGTCGCCGGGCATGTTCGCCGCGTTCGCCGCGTCGATCGCGGCGGTCGCCGGGGCGTTCGCGTTCATCACGGGTCCGCTGGCCTCCCTGCTGGGCGCGCTCGGCCCACTGAAGGCGCTGCTTGGTCCGCTGGTGGCGGAGGGTGGCGCGCTCGCGCGGGTGTTCACGGTGCTGACCGGGCCGGTCGGGCTGATCATCGGCCTGTTCGTGGCGTTGTTCGCCGGGTCCGAGCAGTTCCGCAACGCGGTGCTGAACCTGGTGTCCGTGGTCGGCACGCTGGTGGGCCAGCTGGTGTCGGCCCTGCTGCCCGTGTTCGACACGCTGATGGCCGCGATCGGCCCGCTGATCGAGCAGCTGGGGTCCGCGCTTGCCCCGGTGATCCAGGTGGTCGCCGACCTTCTGTCGGCGGTGCTGCCCCCTGTCATCGCGGCACTCACGCCGGTGATCAACTCGCTGATCCCGATCATCATGCAGGCCGCGGACGTTATCGGCATGATCGTCACCGCGGTAACCCCGGTGATCGAGATCCTGACCAACGCGCTCATCCCGATCATCAGCAACCTGCTGCCCGTCGTGACCACGGTGTTCAACGCGATTGCGAGCGTCATCACCGCTGCCATGCGCATCGTGCAGGGCGTGATTGACGTCGTGCTTGGTCTGATCTCCGGCGACTTCGACCGGGTGTGGTCCGGCATCAAGAACATCGTTGGCGGCGCCGTCGACTTCGTGCTGTCGGTGATCCGCGGGACGTTCCAGATCGTCGGCTCCGTCATCGCGAACACGTGGAACGCCGCGGTTCAGCTGGTGTCGTCCGCCTGGTCGTCGATCAAGTCGGCGGTGTCGAGCGGCATCGACGGCGTGCTGAGCTTCGTCCGCGGGCTGCCAGGCAGCATCGCCTCCGCGCTCGGCTCGCTGGGCAGCCTGCTCGTCTCGGCTGGTCGCGACCTGATCAACGGCCTGATTTCGGGTGTCCGAGCGGTCGCGGGCAACATCGCGGAGAGCGTGCTCGCGCCGATCCGGGACAGCGTGAACAAGGTCAAATCGTTCCTGGGCATCAGCTCGCCCTCGCGCCTGTTCAAAGAAATTGGCGTGTTCTCCGGGGAGGGCCTGATCAACGGGTTCGTTGCGATGGCGCCGAAGATCGCGCGCGAGGCGCTGGCCATGTCAAACGCGCTGGTCGACTCTACCGCCCCGGCCCTGACGGCGGGGCTCTCGCTGTCCTCGCGTGCCGCGGGTGGTGGTGCTGGAGGTGGAGCTCCGGGTGCGGTCACGCTGTACCAAACCAACGTGGCGCAGCCCGGCGCCGACGTGCTCGCGTTCGGGAACCAGGTGCTCGCGAACGGGCAATACGATCTTGCGTCGGGAGCGTCGCTGCGCGGGGCTTCCTTCGGTTCCGTGCAGGCAGGCATGGCGGGACCTGAATTCGTGACCGGCCTAGGGAGTAGCTGACGTGACCGCCCCGAACCCGCTCGCCACCTTCCCCGCTCCGACCACCACGGAAACCCAGTACCGCATGGGGCCCCTATTTGAGGAGGCGCCGGCTGTCGACTTCTGGTGGAACTCGGTGCACCCGGACGGCACCTACACGGTGTGCGAAGAGCCGTCCGGCTGGGAGGGGCTGGAGTACATCACCCCCGTGGACCAGGTGGGTGGCCGTGACGGCGGGCTACTCGGCCCGTCGTCGATCGCACCTCGGCGCTTGAACGTTCAGGGCATGATCTCGGCGGACACGGAGGCGCTGCTCCGGCAGAAGATCGAAGCCGTCCGGCGCATCCTGGGACCGCAAACCCAGAATGGCCCGCGGCAACCGGTGGTGTGGGAGCAGTTCTCGCCCGGCTACGGCGAGCGCGTTGCGATGATCACCCGGCCGGAGGGGCAGCTCGACTTCTACGTGGCGTGGGGTGGCACTATCGCCACCGTTAAATTCTCGCTGGTCGCCGCCAATCCCGTGTGGAAATACCTGTCGGGCGCGTTCGAGTCCATGCAGGTGGGGCTACTCAATCCCGGCCTGGTCGCCGGTCGCACCTATGACAAGACCTACCCGTTCACTTACGGATCAAGTGTCAACCCCGGCGGCGAAATGGTGGTGGTCAATCGCGGCAACATCGACGCCTACCCGATCTTTACCATCCGCGGACCTGCCAACCTGCCGATCATCACGAACGCGACCACGGGCGCCAGCTTCCGCGTGAACGCGATCGTCGCCGCGGGCGAGGCCAATGAAGTCCGGATCGACTCGCGCACGGGCAAGGTGACGCCCGGTTTCGTCCGGCTGTCGGGACGCCCGTTCACCCTCGCGCCCGGCCCGAATACGATCCGGTGGCGGATCTTCGTCGACTCCGCCTACACCCCTGACGCGTTCTTGCGCCTGGACTGGCGCTCCACCTACAGCTAGGAGTCGGCCGTGCCCATCATCTCTCCGCCGGGTTTCCTTCAGGCCGCTTCCTACTCGGCCCGCCTGGACCGCCTGTACAACAACAGTGCGCCGTCGTGGGCGGACATGAACTCCCTGATCATTTCGGCCCGGCAGGGGTTCTACTCCGGGCATGTTCCGGCCTACACCAACGGCGCCGGAATGGACGTCGTGGTCGGGCCGTGCATGGGCCTGATCCGGAACACGTTCGTCTCGGCAGGCGGTGACTACAAGTTCGCCAACGACTCGAACATCACCTTCAGCCCCGCGGCCAGCTCGCCGACCCTGAACCGGCACGACATCATCGGCTTCCGTGTGCGCGACAACTTCTACGACGCGCTCGGCTTCAACGAGATCATCCCCGTGGTGATCCAGGGCGCGAACTCCGCGGGCGTGCCGACGGATCCGGCCCTGCCGAACGCGTTTATCCCGGTGCTGCGCGCCGTGGTCACCGCGGCCGCGACCGTCCCGATCCTGCAGTCGCTGATCGTCCGCACCTCCAACGATGGCAGCGTGCTTCCGATCGGCTCGCTGGCCGAGCGCAACCTGATCGTCAACCCGTGGCTGGGCGCGCGTATCACCCGCACCGACATGGGCTGGGATGAGACGTGGGACGGCGCAGCGTGGCGCACGGAGAACTTCGTCCTCACCGCGGCGAGCGCGAACGTCACCAACCCGCGCGTCGGGCAGATCATCATCCTGACGACGAACGGGATCGCCTACCGGTGGAGCGGCTCGACGTGGGACGCCGTCGCGCTGATGGACATCCCGCCGTCGGGCACGTGGCGCCAGAACGCGAGCTTCCCGATCCCGGCGACGACCGACACGAAACTGACGTGGGACACGGTGGCCCGCACCCCGACCGGCGGGCTCGTGCACTCGGCGGGCAACTTCACCCTGTCGAAGATCGGCAAGTACGACTTTGACGTCTCGCTCCGGTACAACGTCGCGCAGGCGCTCTACCTGTGGGTCGGTCCGTCCGCGTCGAGCCTGGGCGCCCGCGGCAAGACGGCGACCCCGACCGGCGCGCTCAACCTGGCCACGCACGCGAGCGTTGACGTGCTTGTGCCGAACGAGCAGTGGTCGGTGTACGCGTGGGCAGGGGGCGCCACCAACCTGGTCCGCGAGAACTCGAGCACCGACGACTGGCCGCCGTTCGTGTCGATCAAGTACACGGGCACGTTGTGACCCTGGACGCGGCGGAGATGGCCGCCTATCCGCAGTTCAACGACCCGATCGCGACGGACACGCAACAGGTCCGCTACACCTACTGGCCGGTAGCGTTTCAGAACGGCGACATGGTTGTCATCTCCAACCAGTCGCTACCCCTGTCCGGCGTCCAGTTCACGCAGGTCATGCGCGGGGTCGGCGAGCTGAAAGCCTCCCTGCAACTCGCCGACTCCGAGGTCCGCGAGATGAACCCTTGGGACAAGGTGGTCCCGCGCAAGACCGGGATCGTCGTGGTGCGCGAGGCGGCAGACCCGATCTCCGGCGAGTGGATCGGGCAGGTGGTGTGGTCCGGCATCGTGTGGAAGGCACCGCGCAATCCGCAGACAGGCCGCATGTCGATCACAGCGCAGACGGTGGAGAGCCTCTGGGCGCGACGGCTGATCACCAAGGCCATCTCGTGGAACTTCCAAGATCAAACCAAGATCGCGGCCGACCTGCTCGACCCGACCAAGTTCTCCCTCATCCCGCTGGGTGCCGGGCTGTGGAAAGGGTGGATCACGGTCGATCCGCCGACCAACCTAACCGGCGTGCTGCGCACCCACCACTACGACGAGGGACAGGAGACGAACCTGCTGGAGGCGCACCAGGCGCGCTCTCAGCTCGCGACCAACTCCTACGAGTGGACGACCAGTACGCGAGTGCTCAACGGCGACTCCCCCGCGAGCGCCAACTCCTACCGGCCCGTGTTCGAGTTGGGCTTCCCGTACCTGGGCAATCAGCTCGGCGACCAGTACACGATCCCGCGACTGGTGTTCGACTCCGCGGGCGCGGGCAACGTGACCAGCTTCGGGTTCACCCACGACGGTGGCAACGTGCCGAACATCGTGTGGGGCCGCGGCAAGGGGTACGAAGAGTTGCAGACCAAGACCATGGTCCGCAACGAGGACGCGAACGGGATCCCCGAATGGGACTACGGGTTTCTACAGACCGAGGCCCGTTTCTCGGATGCCGACGTGTCCGAGGTGTCCACCCTGATGAGCCACTGCTACCGGTATATGTGGGAGCGGCTCGGCTCGGAGCGGTTCATCTCGAACCTGACCATCCGCGGCGACCAGGCGCCGTACTTCGGCACGTTCGGTATCGGCGACGAAGTGATCATCGAGACGAACGACGTCACGTGGCCGGAGGACTGGTACCCCGAGTCGGGTTTCGTCGAGCTGCTCGTGCGGATCTACGGCTGGACCGTGACCCCTCCGCAAGGGGCGAACTCGGAGAACGTGGAGCTGCTGATCAGCGGGGGTGCTCTCAGTGACAACGGCTAGCCCCGAGTACTACGCGCCCCGCGTGCCGACCCTGGTCGACACGGTTGCCTACACCAATCGCCTGGTGGACCAGATCCTCCGGACCAATCCGCTCACCGACGCATCGGTGAGCACCGGCCTGATCAGATGGTTGGGCAACTACCACAACGGCGACGGCTCAAACGTGAACTTCCTGTGGATCGGGGAGTTCCTGCCCGCAGATCCCAACCTGGCCGGCAACCCCCCGCAACGCGGGTTCTCGCTCGTGCGCGACGACTCCCGCGGGGGTGTCTCCGCAATCGCCCTGTACGACGCCAACCCCGGCGCGTCGCCCGGTTTGAAGCAGACCCTTTTCATCACCTCCGGCGACAACCGCCGGCTGATGGAGGAGTCGCGCGACGGCGGGCAGCGCTACCCGGAGCACCCGGTCACGATGGGCGCGATCGGGTCCGACCTCGCACTGTGGCCCGGCACGAACACCGCCAGCGCGGCGTACGGGATCATCTGGGAGGGCCGCT